GGGTTTTGTTATATACTATGTCTATCGGAAACGAAATGACTATGGTCAACTACGAAATCAAATCACAACTTGCTAAACTTCTAGCCACTGAAGATATTTTAGTTGAGAATCGTAATATTGAAACCGCACAGTTTGATGTAGAGAATAGAATCCTGACTCTTCCTATGTGGAAACGGGCCAGTGAGAGTGTCTATGATATGTTGGTGGGTCACGAAGTGGGTCATGCCCTTTATACACCTAATGAATGGGACTGGGAAGATCGAGTTCCTCAACAGTTTGTGAACGTCACTGAAGATGCTCGTATCGAGAAACTGATGAAACGTCGATATCCTGGTCTGGCAAAGAGTTTCTATAAAGGTTATAAAGAACTATCTGACCAAGATTTCTTTGAACTTGGAGATAACGATCTTGTAGATATGAATCTTGCTGACCGTATTAATCTTTACTATAAGATCGGTAACTTCATCAACGTACCTATTGACGATGGTGAAGAGAAAGATATTCTAGACATTGTAGGTAAAACAGAAACTTTTGATGAAGCAGTTCTTGCCGCAGAAGTTCTTTATAAGTATTGTATTGGTGAGGTAGAAGAACAAGAGACTGTTAAAAATGTTCCCACCAGTCAAAACAAAGAAGGTTCTATTGATAGTGAACCGGAGAAAGAAGAAACATCTGGTACAGAAACTCCAGAGGCCACAGGCTCTACAGAAGGTTCTACAGAAGGTTCTAGTGAAGATGCTATCAAAGAGGAACCACAAGTTCAGACAGACCAGGCATTCAATGAAGGTACTCAAGAACTGAATGGTATAACTGAACAAGGCAGAAATCCTGAATACCATGAGGTCCCTGAGGTTGATGTCAAACAAATTATTATCTCAAATGCAAAATGTCATAAAGAGATAAGTGAACACTGGGTAAAACTTTCTACTGAAGAAACTTACTGGGACGAGTATTCACGAACATACCGTAAAATAATGGCAGTAGATTTTACTTATGTTGACAGTGAGTATAATAAATTTAAATCATCTACTCAAAAAGAAGTCAACTATCTTGTAAAAGAGTTTGAATGTAAGAAGTCTGCAGATGCATATACACGGTCACTGACTGCAAAGACCGGTGTACTAGATTGTACTAAACTTCATACTTACAAATACAATGAAGACTTGTTCAAGAAGGTAAATGTACTACCTGATGGTAAGAACCATGGTCTTATCTTTATTCTTGATTGGTCTGGTTCTATGAACAGTACTCTTCTTTCTACTCTAAAGCAACTCTTCAATTTGATTTGGTTTTGTAAGAAAGTAAATATCCCATTCGATGTATATGCATTCACTAACAACTACATTGAAAACCGACATACTGAACAACGTTATACTCCAAGGCCTAAACTTGAAGACATTGAATATCAAGATGTAAGAGATAATATGTTGGTAGTTTCTCCTGACTTCAATCTTCTTCACTTCTTTACTAGTGACACAAGAAAGGCAGAACTTGATAAACAGATGTTGTCTTTGTATCGAATTGCATACTCATGCTCAATGAATGCAAACTACGAACCTCCATTGAATTTCTCTCTTTCTGGTACTCCATTGAACGAAGCAATTGTTTGTCTTCATCAGATTATTCCTCAATTCAAAATGAAGAATAAAGTTCAGAAAGTTAATACGGTTATTCTGACTGATGGTGAAGCCAATCACTTACCTGTATTCAGAACTTGTGAATACATGGGTGGTAAGATGGCCATTTCTCGAATGAGTCCTAGTGATTATATTCGTAATCGTAAGACTGGACATACTTATAAGGTTCCTAGTCAATACTATGAATTCACAGAACTTCTATTGAAAGATTTGAAAGAAAGTTTTCCTGATGTAAATCTTATTGGTATTCGTATCTCATCTAGTTATGAATTCAAACCTTTCTTACGACGGTATATTGAGGTGAGTGATGAACTTATGAAAGTTATTCGTAAAGAAAAGTTTTATGAGATTAAAAACTCTGGTTATACTTCCTACTTTGGTATGTTAGATACCGGTTTGAATAATGATACTGAGTTTGAAGTTGATGAGGGTGCATCTAAATCAAAAATCAAATCGGCATTTGCCAAAAATCTCAAGGCCAAGTCTCTAAATAGAAAAGTACTTAGTCAATTCGTCAACCTGATCTCCTGACCAGTTTGACAACTGTCCCAACCACCCACCACTACTGGTGGTTTTGGACTATATTAGCTTTGTTGACCACACCACATACATCATGGCACTATCAAAAGAATACGTAGTCACTTCTCTTCAATCACTGTATGGCGAAAATGTTACTTCTGGTGACCTTCGTGCCTGGTGTTCGATGAATGACTGCAACTATCAGACTGTAACTAAAAAACTTGACGACTATAAGACTGGTCGAGGTAAGTGGAATCTTACTGTTCAAGAACAACTAGAACAAACCTATCAAGCAACTCCTGCAACTCCTGCAGTAGAACAAGATCTCATTCCTGTAAAAGATGATACCTTCGTCAAGTTTGGTAATTTTACAGACATCAAGAAGATTATTCAGTCCCGTCTATTCTATCCATCGTTTATCACTGGACTGTCTGGTAATGGTAAAACTTTCTTGGTTGAACAGGCTTGTGCTCAACTCAAGAGAGAACTAATCCGTGTCAACATTACTATCGAGACTGACGAAGACGATCTTATTGGTGGCTTTCGTCTTGTTAATGGCGAAACTGTTTGGCATAACGGTCCAGTCATCGAGGCTCTGGAACGTGGAGCAGTGTTGCTTCTAGACGAAGTTGACCTGGCATCTAATAAAATCTTGTGTCTTCAATCTATTCTTGAAGGTAAAGGTGTCTTCTTGAAGAAGACTGGTAAATTTGTTCAACCCAAGGGGGGTTTCAATGTTATTGCAACTGCAAATACTAAAGGTAAAGGCAGCGATGACGGTAGGTTTATTGGAACTAACGTTCTCAATGAAGCATTCCTAGAACGTTTCTGTATTACTCTCGAACAAGAGTATCCAACAGCTAAGACTGAACAGAAAATTCTAGAAGGTATTGCTTTAGACCTTAGTATCGAAGACCGACAGTTCTGTAAGCATCTCTGTGACTGGGCTGACATCATTCGTAAGACATTCTATGACGGTGGTATCGAAGATGTTATCTCAACCCGTCGTTTGATTCACATCGTCCGTGCTTACAGTATCTTTGGTGACAAGAGTAAAGCAATTCAAGTTTGTATCAATCGTTTTGATGAAGAAACCAAGTCTTCCTTCTTAGAACTTTACGATAAAGTAGATGCAGATTTTGAGATGAAAGTTGACAACGAGGAGGATAATTGATAGAATGAACGCATGGAGTTTATTATATGATCACATGAATTCTTTACCAGAAGAGGGGTATGAATGGACTCCTCTTGTTTCTAATGAGGACAAAATTGAATTGACTGAACCAAATCTTAGTGTTAGTAGTAGACCATGGAAGTATAATGAAGAAGAGATTGTAAGAGAACTTCTTCAGTATATTAGAGGGACCTATGGTCAACACTATGCTGCCAATGACCAGAACATCCAAACACTGGATTTCATTGAGGCTTCTCATGGTGATGGGGAGGCATTTGCCCGAGATAACATTCTCAAGTATACTTCCCGTTATGATAAGAAGGGAACCCCAAAACGTGACATTATGAAGATTATGCATTATGCTGTTCTTCTAATGTTCTTTCACAACAAAAACTCTCAAACTACAAGTAACTACGAAACATTTTAATTATGAAACTGTCTGAATCCACTGTTGGTCTTCTTAAGAACTTCTCCTCTATCAATCAATCTATCTTGTTCAAGCAAGGTAGTAAGTTGCGTTCAATCTCAGTGATGAAGAACATCCTGGTTGAAGCCAATGTTGCTGAAGAATTCCCTAAAGATTTTGGTATCTATGACCTGAACCAATTCTTGAATGGTTTGTCTCTTCACTCTTCTCCTGACCTTGACTTTGAACGGGACCAGTATGTTGTCATCAAAGAAGGTAAGTCACGTTCGAAGTATTTCTTTGCTGACCCTTCTGTAATTGTTGCTCCACCTGAGAAAGAGATTACACTTCCTTCTGAGGATGTATGTTTTGAACTGACCAGTCAACAACTTGAGAAACTCAAGAAGGCTGCATCGGTTTATCAACTCCCTGATGTATCTGCCATTGGTGAGAATGGTGTTATCAAACTTGTCTCTCGCGATAAGAAGAACGATACTTCCAATGACTTCTCTATCATTGTCGGTGAGACTGATACCGACTTTGTATTCAATTTCAAAGAAGAGAACCTGAAGATTATTCCTGGTAACTATAATGTAGTTGTATCTTCTAAGTTGTTGTCTCGTTTTAGTAATCAGAACTACGATGTTCAGTATTACATCGCACTTGAACCCGACTCTACCTTTGGTTGATTATGACTGACTGGAAAGAACAATACGGCAATCTTCCTGACTCCGAGTTGGATAAGATTGCAGTTCTTCGTGTCATGGAATGTACTAATGGAGTAATTCAATATGCATTCCGTGATGGCTTAGACCATGCATTACCAATCGAACAGACCCGAGAGGTAATGAAATTTAGTATGTCATGTATTAAGAACATGGCAATACCTCTTAGAGAAGAGACTATTACCTTCTCACCAGAAACTGAAGAACTCATGCGTCAAGCAAGAGAGTTTTATATCAATGGTGTGAAGAAAGGTAGTGATAAGGACTATGCTGAGTTTATGAAAATTTCTGAAGCCACTGCACAAGTATGTGGAATGGAAAGGATTGTAACAGCATTGAAACTCTTGGAAAGAGAGGTTGACGTTTTTCCTGAAGGCACACTAAACTGGGGTGTGCAATACTTGATGCAATTTTTTAGTAATGAATATCTTCGTGACTTCTTCGAATCCATGGCAGAGCGCCAGGGTTCTACCTGACAAGCACATCGTCAAGATGCCCCTAGAGACATGCCAGATGCTCTCTATCGTCTGTTCAGACAAGTGGGGTCATGGGTTCGGTACTTTACCCAAGGCCGATGGAACCCCATACAGCACAGAGAAAGGTGCCTTCCGTAACCACCCTTGTACCATCTGGGCAAATGAGTTCGTGATGAACTGGCAGTGGTTACTTGCGCATGGGTTTGCTCTTTGTAGTGAGTATGCCGCAAGGTATGGTAAAGTTCATACGTGTTACAATACACTTCTAGCAGCAAAAGAAATCCTACCTACAGGAGATCCTACTGGTAGATCTGGTAAAGAAACAACTCCCTTTATATTTGCTGGACCTAATGAGTTCAAGCATGATACAACAGTTGATATTTACGACAAGTACAAGATGTATATTGCATCTAAACCATGGGTCAAAGATAACTATCTGAGACTTCCAAATCGTAAACCTGAGTGGGTGTAATGAAAGCACTAAGAGTTGATGTAATGTGTCAAGTCACTGTCCTCGTCAACGATGATGATGATTTCTGGGCAATCAAACACAATGCAATGCAACAAGTACATGATGACATTCATTGGCACTTGAAAGATAAATTTCTTATTGATTATCCTGAGATGTGATTGAAAATGTTTAGGTAAATATACAACATGAATACAACATTAATTGTTAGCGACGATGGTGTTCTAACATTCACCGAAGAAATCCTCCAAGAAACTGGATGGAAAGAAGGAGATATGTTAGAATTTATTGATAATGGTGATTCTTTTATTTTGAGGTTAGTTGATGAGTCGTAGTGAATTTGTCTGGGTTGAGTCTTATCGACCCGAGACTATTGAAGATTGTATTCTTCCTGACGGGATTAAGAATACATTCAAACAATTTGTAGAGAAGGGTGAAGTCCCCAATCTACTTTTGTCTGGTCCACCTGGATGTGGTAAAACCACAGTGGCCAAAGCCCTTTGTCATGAATTAGGAGTAGATTATTATGTCATCAATGGATCCGATGAGGGACGATTCCTTGATACTGTCAGAAACAATGCGAAGAATTTCGCTTCGACCGTCTCACTTTCGTCAAGTGCTAAACACAAAATCATTATCATTGACGAAGCTGACAACACAACCCCAGATGTACAACTCTGCCTACGGGCGTTTACTGAGGAGTTCATTGGCAATTGCAGATTCATCTTCACCTGCAACTACAAAAATAAGATTATTACCCCCCTCCACTCCCGATGTGCAGTCATTGACTTTGCCATTAAGGGAAAAGAAAGACAAGAACTTGCAGCCAAGTTTTTCAACCGTCTCAGGACTATACTTGAGAAGGAGAGTGTGGAATATGATCCGAAAGTACTTGTCGAACTAATTCAGAAACACTTCCCTGACTGGAGACGAGTTCTTAATGAACTACAAAGATACTCTGTCAGTGGTAAGATTGATACAGGTATTCTTGCAGCGTTCAGTAATGTCAAAACCGATAATTTATTCCAGAGTCTCAAAACTAAAGACTTCTCTAAAGTCAGAAAGTGGGTCGTTGATAATCTGGACAATGATCCTAGTGTACTTATTCGTAGTATTTACGATGCTATATACACACACTTGGAAGGTTCTGGGATTGCTGCTGCTGTCCTCATTATTGCTAAGTATCAGTTTCAAAGTGGATTCGTTGCGGACCAAGAGATAAATATGTTGGCTTGTCTCACCGAGATAATGGTTGAGTGTGAGTTCAAATGACAAGTATTCCAACCAAAGTTGGTATGGCTATGCTCGTAATCTACTGGATGGTTATGGGTGGTATGGTCATCAACTTGTATTACCAAAACATTAATATTGAACAAAATTATGAACGTTAAAGTATTTCGTATGTCTTCTGGTGAAGATGTAGTTGCAGAAGTCCTTGAAGATAAAGATGAAAGTCTTATTGTCATGAATGCAATTGTTGCATTTAATCAAGGTGATGGACAACTTGGTTTCGCTCCTTATGCTCCTCTTCTAAAACGAACCGAGAAGGAACTAGAAATTAGTAAGAAGTGGATTGTCTACGTTGCTAATGTAAATGACGAACTAGTTGAAAAATATGAGGAGATGTTCTCTCCCATCAAAACCCCAAGTTCAAAATTGATTCTCTGATATATGACTACTGAATTGAAGGATTGGTTGAACTCAATCAACTTTACCAAAGAGAATCTTATCGAAGAAGATTCGACTCTTGTTAAAGAATATCCCCCCTTTATTATTAATAAATGTTTGTCAGGTCACTTGGATTGTGTCTTGTTTGCTAATGAAATGAATAAGTATCATTTCCTAGATAAAGATATGCAATATAATTTTTATCTAAATATATTGAGAAAGAGGAAGAGATTCTCTCCTTGGCTTAGAAAGGAAAAGGTATCAGATTTAGAGTTTGTCAAACAATACTATGGTTATAGTAATGAGAAAGCATCTCAGGTACTGAAAATACTATCTAATGAACAAATTGATTTTATCAAACAACGACTTGACACTGGTGGAAAAAAATGAATCAGACTGCTGAACCTCAGGTAGATTGGTCTCAGGACCAAATGGTTGAGATCCGATTGAATGAACCCGATGACTTTCTTAAAGTTAGAGAAACTTTGACTCGTATTGGTGTTGCTTCTAGAAAAGAAAAGAAGTTATACCAGTCATGCCATATTCTTCATAAACAAGGTAAGTATTTTATCGTCCACTTCAAAGAGTTGTTTGCTCTAGATGGTAAATACGCTAATCTTACTATTAACGATGTTCAGCGTAGGAATCGTATTACTAAGCTTCTTGCTGATTGGGGACTCATTACGATAGTCAAAGAAGATTCAATTCTTGATATTGCACCACTGAATCAGATTAAAGTTCTGTCCTATAAGGACAAACAGGAATGGATTCTGGAGCAAAAATATAATATTGGTAAGAGAGGTAAAACCGAAGAGGAGGGTTAATGAAACTCAGTAGACCGTTAATTCATTTACGATTGGATCAATGTCAATACTTTTGGTGGGATTCCCGTACAGATCCAAGAGAAGATGATTACGATCCTGATTTTGACCCCAGAAAACCGAACAATACCAAGAGGGTTTCCACACCCTCTTTTTTTATGTAAACTATTATAATTAGTACAGGACGCCGTAAGGGTCCACACAAAACAAACTCGCTTTAATAAGGAGCTTAAAATGACCAATCTAGCAAAGTATAATGCTGCCGATTTGGATCAGCTAATGCATCAGATTACCAGAAATTCTATCGGTATGGATGATTATCTTACCAGAATTTTCAACGCATCTACACAAAATTATCCTCCATATAACGTAGTTCAGGTAAATAGTACTGAAACGCGTTTAGAAATCGCACTAGCAGGATTCAAAAAGGAAGAAGTAAATGCTTACACCGAGTATGGAAAACTTTTTATCAGGGGGGAAAAAGAGGCATCTGACGAGACAGGGACGTTTATCCACAAGGGTCTGGCTCGAAGAAACTTTGAGCGATCCTGGACCCTCGCTGAAGATACAGAAGTCTCCAACGTCGTATTTGAAGACGGACTTCTGTCAGTGACCCTTACAAAGGTTGTTCCAGAACATCATCAGCGTAAAGAGTATCTCTAAATAATAGAGTATCGTCGTCGCATAGACAGCGGGGTAACTGGCAAAATCCAGTTGACACCCCGCTTTTTTATTGGTATAATTAAACTAGGAAATTATAAAAACATGACCGTAAAACTTTTACTCCTGAAGTCTGGGGAAGATGTAGTCGCAGACATTCAGGAAATGGTTCTAGAGGAGAAGGTAGTTGGTTACTATCTTAAGTATCCTTGTAGAGTAAAACTTGTTGCTGACATGAGTCAAACAGAAGGTAGTACTAAAGTTCCATCTAAAATTCAACTTCAACCATGGATGCCACTAAGTTCAGACAAAGTAATTCCTTTGGTTTCTGACTGGGTAGTCACAATTACTGAACCAGTGAATCAACTAAAAACAATGTATCAAGACGGAGTAGACCAGTATGAAGCTAGAGAATCTAAAAGTGCTAGTTCTGATGAATCAACAGATTCTGTTAGCACAGATTGAGGAAGTAACTTGTGAACTTGGTGAACCTGATTGTAAGATGACGGAACCATTCATTTTAAGTGATGACTTGGCCCTGACATTACAACCTTGGTTAATCAATATCACTACAAATAATACATTTATGATTCACTCGGACAAAATCTTGACGATTACGGAACCCAATAGTAAACTGAGGGACAAGTACGAGAGCCTGGTGAAGGAATGAAGTTTTATACGAACATTCAATTGGTTGGAAACAATGTTCTCGTCCGTGGTTATGAAAATGGTAAGAGTGTCATGTTCAAAGATGAGTTCCAACCAACTCTCTTTGTTAACTCTAACCGAGAGTCAAAGTATAAAACACTAGAGGGAGATAATCTAGAACCCATTATTCCGGGTTCTATTCGTGACTGTAGAGAGTTCTACAAGAAGTATGATGGCGTAGATAACTTCAAGATCTATGGTAATGACCGATATGCATTCCAATATATCTCTGAAAAGTATCCTGAAGATGAGATTAAATTCGATATTACAAAAATCAATCTCATAACAATTGATATTGAGGTTAAGTCTGAGGAGGGGTTCCCTGATCCTGACTCATGTTCTGAAGAGATGTTGACCATCTCTGTTCAGGATTATACAACTAAAAAGATTACAACCTGGGGTAGAAAGACATACACACCATCCCAGAGTAATGTAACTTATTACCACTACGAAAATGAGATTGACATGCTCAACTCATTTATCGCTTGGTGGAATAGAAATCCTCCAGAGATTGTAACTGGGTGGAATGTAAAACTGTATGATATTCCATATCTGTGTGGAAGAATCGATCGTATAATGGGTACAAAGAAGTTAAAACTTCTTTCTCCTTGGGGTATTGTGAGTAGGGAAGCAGTCTTTATTAAAGGTAGAGAGTTTAATACTTTTGATATTGCTGGAGTCACCACTCTAGATTATCTTGAACTTTATAAGAAGTTTACTTATAAGGCTCAGGAATCGTATCGACTGGACTACATTGCTGAAGTAGAACTTGGTCAGAAGAAGTTGGACCACTCAGAGTTCAATACATTCAAAGAGTTCTATGATGGCAACTGGAAGAAGTTTGTAGACTATAACATCGTTGACGTGGAACTTGTTGACCGTATGGAAGACAAGATGAAACTGATTGAGTTGGCATTGACCATGGCATATGACGCCAAGGTGAACTATGTTGATGTGATGTTCCAAGTTCGTATGTGGGATACCATCATCTATAACTATCTTAAGAAGAGAGACATTGTTGTGCCTCCTAGAGATAGAAGTGAGAAGGAGAAGAGGTACGAAGGTGCATATGTAAAACAACCGATTCCTGGTGTCTATGACTGGGTGGTGTCGTTTGACTTGAATTCTCTGTACCCTCACCTAATGATGCAGTACAACATCTCTCCAGAGACCCTGGTGGAGGAGAAACATCCATCTGCAACCATTGATAGGATCTTGAACAAAGAGATTACCTTCGAGATGTATAAGGATTATGCAGTCTGTGCAAACGGTGCAATGTTCCGTAAGGACATTAGAGGGTTCATGCCTGAGTTGATGGAGAAGATGTATGCAGAACGTAAGATCTACAAGAAGAAGATGCTCCAAGCCCAACAGGAGTATGAGAAGAAACCTACCAAACAACTAGAGAAAGATATTGCCAAGTTCAATAACTTTCAGATGGCTCGTAAGATTGCATTGAACTCTTGTTATGGTGC